GGCATTTGCTTGAACGACCATGTCCCATCGTCCCTTCGGTAGTCGTGGATTTCGCCACGACCTGAACGGAGATTATCGGGTACATCATCAAAACTTAGCCCCGTTGGAATCGGGTGCTTGATGCGAGGAATGTATCCCTCGAAGTCGTCATTCCCTTGACTAGTCCCGGCATACGCCCGGTAGAGCGCTGCCGCTACGACTGGATACCACCTTGTGGGTGAGATCCTACGTATACGAAAGACTAGTTTTGACCCGAGTCGGTGTCGGTTGCCGAAGATGAAATCATCGGTTTCCGTGTATCCCACTGCAATACGTTTCCGTAGTGCAGGTGGTATCCGTCTAAGGCTATAGACATAAGCAGGTACAAGCCTCCTATCGTAACCGAAATCACGATTAAGGCGGCCAGCAACCCTGCGGAGTCCATTAGCCAACGAAACACAACTCGCCACATCCAGTGGCCTCTCTTTCAGAAAAAGGGGTCTAACAAGGGTACCCATCCACCAGTCCGCTCCGCAGCTTTCACGGAACGGTCCTTCACTGAAGCTTTTCCGAAGATTCACAGAAAAACCCAAACAATGAAGTAGGTGGGTCACGAACTGGTATCGACTGGCTGGACAGATTATGTCGTCGCCATAGACACCTATCGTGGGGTGATGCAGGGTTCGTCCGTTGAGTGGGTGCTCACATGCAGCTTTTGTGACTGCCCAGAAAATCAACGTCTCCAACTCGAATGTAAATCCGTTTCCCATACTTGAGAAACGAGCGAGTTCCCTGCTTTGGAACCCGTGCCGCCTGTCGCCCATGAATCTGTTGGGCACAAGGACACGATGCGTGCGAGTCCAATCCATTATCTGATACCAATCAGAGGGGATGAGACTCTTTACGACCCATTTACTTATAAGGTCGCTCGCATTCGATAAATCAATCGTCGCTAGCCTTCCGGTCAGCGACCCGATTCGGGCCAGTTCCTGGTTCCGAGATTGATCATCGAGGTCGATTTTCACCGCTTTAAGCCGCTTTCTGATGCACCGACCAACTCCCGCTTGCGCGAATGAGTTGATCAACGGTTGCGTTTCAATGCAACGATCAGTTTTTGCGTCTTTGGGTACTGTCGCAAATTTACCGCCAGGGTACACTTCGAGGGTAAAGGACCCCTCGTCTCCATTGGCAAGAGACGTGCACCACCCCGGATATTCCTGAAGGAATGCCAGGGCCATCGGCTCGAACTCCTCCGTTACCGAAGGGTCGCGGGAAAACTTACCTATATCGCTAGTTGCAGGGTCACCTAGATTTACTCCGGGCCCTAAGCGACATGAGGCGAGCATTTCCTCCACATCAAACGCACCAAGAGCTTCAGCTATGATACGTCGTGCGCGATCAATCACGCTATCGACGTTATGCGAGTCAACGAATTTATATTGACCGCGGTCATAAGCCGCTCCGATGCTGTTTTGATGCTCACAAGCCTGCTCGCACTGCACGAAGGTTTGGAATCCTCGTGTCTCTCGACTTTTTTCATCACCCGGGAATGCGTACTTCCGAAGGAAGTCCACAGAGACCCGGTCGTCAAAGAAGGCCTCCATTGCTGGTAGCCCAATAAGACGATCTTTAAGGTGAATCGGGATGTGTAAGTAGTCGGTTGGTTTAACCGACATACTCACCAGTTGCGAGATCTCGCCGTATTTCAGGCGAAGATACGCCCCAAGTGAAACAGGGGTGTTGATTTGTGAGTAAAGGGCCTCAGCACAGCGCTCGACACTAAAGTTTACCTCAGTGTTGAGAACGTTTTCGAGTTCTACCCGAGTCTTGCTCTTCATAGTTATCTCCTGAAGTTGTATTACCGGTTATCCGGCGCAAGGGTTTTGCTGCACGGGCCAATTCAGAAATGAATTGCAACCCAACCAGCAGCAACCTGACCAGCCGTGTTACCACGGCATTTCGCCATTATCGACAGCAGCAATAACGATTGCATCGTCGATCATGTCCGCCGCACGCGACCGAATTTCGGCGCGCTCAGCGGAAGAAGCGATCAGGGGGATGGCGAACTCAAACGTGCCGATGAGGGTGTGCGAAAGCTCGCCCGTCGTCGCGTTGAGCACAGGGTAAGTTACCTTCCCTGTGACTTTCCGGGTTTTAGTACTTTCGTTGAAAAACAACGAAGCCCGGGACTGCGCTGCCAAAACGCTGTTAGTGCGGTCGATGTACATCGCCTTATCACCATTGATAACGGAGAAAGGGTAGTACGTTTGTTCTGCCGCGGCAGCGTTTTTAAGTAGCAGGTTACCAGTTGCAGCCATTTTAAAGTCCTTTCAAAGATCAAGTCCGAATCAATTGACGCCCCAATGCGGCGGCGTCTAAGAGACGGCGTGTGTTCAGCCCATTATAAAGATGGAGTCCGAACGTCGGAGGGGTTGTTAAAACAATCCTTTCAACTTCGTGCTTATTGCCCGATGCTTTGGGTAACTGAACACTTACGTTAGAAGGAGGTGGGGAGTACCAGAAACAAGTCGTATCTCGAGTCGTGTTCGTAGTGATGGTTTCCCATCCCTTAACGAACGTCACTCCTGTGAAGGAGCTGAATTGTTCGAGACAGTCGGATACATTGATAAACCAATCCCAGACAAAGGATAGGGTCGTCAACTCCCAGGCGGTCAGTGCAGGGTTATCAAGCCCAAGTGCCATGGCCGAACTGAGTACCGGGTTGTCATACCGGATAAAGTATCCAATCTCTACGGATCGTACCATCGTATCCTTGTGTGTGTACTTCCAGTCCATATTGAATATGAGACCAGTCGCACCCACGGTACGTGTCGAGGCATTATAACCGTATTGACCACTTGTTGACGTTTGCACTACAGTCCAAGGACTGCTGTGGGCAGAGAATCGCTTCACTACCTTGGCGGATTTGATCCCGTCAAAGCAAAACGTCATTGCGCCGTACATCTCGTTTAGGAGAGGACCCCAGCCGTAGCGCAACGCTAACCAGTTATTGGCAGCGCTGTTGCCAGGTTTGAATCCAGAAGGGGGCGATCCTGCAAACGCCGAACACGCGCGTTTCCAGGCTGACTTCGCCTGCTTCTTGTTCCCACGCCTTGCGGCACGGGCGGCACTCGCAGCATTTGAGCACGCACGCATGATACGATCAACTGCATCATCAATCATGCTGATAGTGCGTTTTAGCTCACCCAGGTTTTCGCCCATATTCATGCGCATGTCACGCACTTTCGCGTTGCATTGCGCTACGGCTTTAGCCCGGTTTGCTGCGTAATTCCCATCCGACGCCACAGTAGCGATAGGTTGTACTTTAGACCAATCGAGTTCTGTGACTACGTGCATATGATCCAGCACGGTTAGGATGGTTTGGGGGGTGTCAGTACCTTTTGAAACGATACTGGCAGGGCTGAAAGTACCAGTGAAATGCCCCATCCGATACGGCAAGACAGGTTGGTACCCATTCGTGATGGCGAATTGAGCTCTAGTTTTCGCCGATCCTCCACTTGACTTCACTTGCCCAAAGTCACTCACCCGCCATGAATAGCTGTAGGCGGTATACGGGGGTGTCACACCCCGCGAGTAATTCTTGGACGCAACAAAGTACTTAGTTTTGGTAGGCGAAGAGCCCATCACGATCCCCTTGCAATTGAACAACGCTGTAAGCGATGTGCACCTCGCGGTGCGCGGTTTTTATATCGCTCAATCAAACTACTCGTTCACACCTTCGAACCCAACGTTCGCAACATATCACGAAGCCTGTCTCGAATTTCTTCGAGATCGTCTCCGGGCCAATCCTCAAATTCTTGAGGAGCGACCAATGCCGATTGCATGTGGATTTTGTCCGCATACAGTGAGATCTCCTTAATCAGGAGGTTACGGAGGATGACCGCCTTTTGGGCGGCAACCTTACCGTTTAACTCAGGCATGATATGTCCTTTCGTTGGAGAGGGGGTG